AGCTGGCTTTACTGGAAATGCTCCTCAAGTTGAAGAGTAGTCACGAGGCAGTAGTGAGGAACGATGGCTAAACGAACATATACACCTGAAGAATATCAGTCACAGTTTGTAGACTTCTACAACTACGGCGGTATCGATGTTAACGTGGCTGCTGCAGCAGGGGAAAAAGAAGAGAAGCAAGAACTTCCGAATGTCCTCGCGCCTGTGTCTGCACGCGGTGGCGGTGGTGGTGGCGGTAGCTTGTTTTCTCAAGTTCCTATTTCTGGAACAGAACTTCAACGGTTTGGGACTGAAGACTACGTCGATTACATTAAAAATTTTGATACGGGAAAGAAAGTAAATTTAAGTGACGACGGCTTTCAAAGATACTTAGAGGCAAACGCAGGACCGGCAATAGTCGCATCAACAATGGGTCCGGTAATTGGCGGCTTGGCATACGGAGCGGCCTCTCTCGCACGGAAAGAGCATCGCAAGAATGCCGGAGCTATACAAGCATCTGACGGCATGACAGGCGACATGTTCAAGTTCAACGGCCAGACCGTCAGTCGCGCTCCCGGCAGCAAGGTCTTCACGGGCAACTTGGGTGGCTTGAGTCAAGGAGATATGTATCGTAGCCGCGAGATAGCGAAGGGTTTTATTCCGGGAACTATGCAAGAGAGGGCAGGTATTGCGCGAGGAGCGGGTCCACAAGGTATGCCGGGTGTTACTGGTCTGGCAGGTGTGACACGTGTCGAAGGCGCAATCATGGATGCGTTTGGCACGGCACACGGCGGGCAGCGTGACGAGTCTGGTCATATGATGGTATCCGCCGGACAAGCACAACGGATGCGCGAACAAGAGTTTCGCGACATGGCGGCTAGAAACAATATTAACATTTCTAACTTGAAGGGCGCGGACTTCGTAAATGCGGCTGTAGCGTACAAGCAGCACGTGGACGGCGCTATGCGACAGGGTCGAAGTTTCTTTGCTAGAACGAGCGACATGTCTTCGACGGATTACAACGCTGCTCTAAATCGACGCCGGGAAGTTGGGGCGGACTATCTGCGTAATAAGTATAGTGTTTCTACTGCATCTAGAACTCCGCTTAGACGTTCTTCATCTTACTTTGACGATATTACAGAAAAGCGACCGATTGAAGCCATAGCAGGACAAGCACTCTCAGAAAGGCGTGCTAAAAGAAAAGCGGATGAAGAATCCGGCCTAGTAACGCCGGGGACAGACCCCACTTTCCCATCTGAAAATACCTATAAGCCCCAACAAAAAAATATGGCAAGAGTAGATACTTACAGGGGATACAAAACAGTCGAAGATGATAGCGCAGGATTCGACTACAGCGGATTTTTTGATAGTCCTTCTCCTCAACCCGAGAGTAGAGTTACTACTGAAGATTTTAGTGGCAGACGTTCAGGCCGAGACATGGATATGTTAGCTTCGGGTGGTCGCGTAGATATGCAAGCGGGTGGTGCAGCCCAACGTCCTCTTCCCGAAGCGGGCTTCGTAGCCGGTCCACCCGAGAACTTCACCGAGCGTGAGACTGTAGCTGACGACCAGAACGGGGCAGTCGCAGAGGGTACGTTTATTATCAACGCGGCGGCTGTTGAGTATGCCGGATCGGACGACATTCGCAAGATGATCTTGGATGCGTATTCGACTGCTCGTGAAAAAGGACTTGACATTGGCCGCGTAGATCGTAAACTATATGAAGGTACTGTAGACGTTGCTTTATCTAAGGGCGAAGTTGTCGTACCTCCTGACTTAGCCAAAATTATTGGCTACGACCGTCTCGAAAAAATTAACAATCGTGGCAAGAAAGAAGTCTCTCGTCGTCAGAAGAAGGCGGCGAAGGGCGGCTTTATATCTTCATAAATTATTGAATATTCGCTGGCTACCCGCGCAACGCGGCCCCAGCACAACCGGAGCGGCCACCCACAGCCAAGTGGCACCGCGAGTGAGGTAAATAAATGGCAAAGCGAGTAAAAGGCCATCGTGCCAACAAGCCGAACGATTCTTTCGGCACAGTAAACAGCGACACGCTGTATCGTGGTAATTATCGTGATGAAGTCTATCAAGACGAAGACGGTAATGAATCTGACGAAACTATGGAAGCTCAAGATGCGGACCCCAAAGAGGCTACTCCCCAAGAGACAACGAGTTTCGTAGAACAAAAACAAGAACCGGACCACGATTACAAGAAACGATACGACGACCTAAAGAAACACTACGACACAAAGGTCAACGAGTTCAAGCAGGAAATTGCCGACTTGAAGACGGCTATGCAGCAAGCGCCCCAAGCACAGATGCCCGAAGGTGTAGCAATGCCTAAGACGCCGGAAGAACTGCAAGCATTCAAAGACCAGTACCCGGAAGTGTTCGAAGTCGTGCAGACCGTTTCTTCACTCCAAGCTGAATCCCAGCTATCCGAACTTCGTAACGAACTCGGTACGATCAAAGAACGGGAGAAGCAACTCGAAAAGCAGAAAGCCTACGAGGAACTGCTACGATTGCATCCGGACTTTGATGACCTCAAGGGGGACGACAAGTTCCTTGAGTGGCTCGGAGAACAGCCGGAGTCTATCTCCGACGGCATCTACAAGAACAATACCGATGCACGTTGGGCGGCACGAGTACTCGATCTGTACAAGGCAGATACGGGCCAAACAAAGAAGCGTACCAAGTCTAAAAACTCTGCTGCTGACGCCGTAACACGCTCACCGGCACGAGAGGTTCGCACCACAAATGCGAACGAAAAGATTTGGAAGGCTTCAGAAATCGGCAAGATGAAGCCGTGGCAGTTCGAACAGATGGAAGCTGAACTCGACGCTGCACGGGCAGAAGGCCGAATAGACTACAACAACTAAACCTTAACCTCCAAATAGGAAGGATGATCAAATGGCTTTTGGTCGCGCTGCAGGTCATAATAACCTGCCTTCCGGTAACTTTACACCGGAAATCTTTAGCCAGAAAGTTCTCAAATTCTTCCGTCGCGCTTCGGTTGCTGAAGATATCACGAATACCGACTATGCTGGCGAAATTGAGAATTTTGGCGATACGGTTCGCATCATTAAAGAACCGACCATCACTGTATCGAGCTACTCTCGTGGTTCGGTTGTAAACCCGCAAGACTTGGCTGACGATCAGACAACTATGGTTGTCGATAATGCCAACGCTTTTGCATTCAAGATTGACGACATCGAAGAGCGTCAGTCTCACATTAACTTCGAAGCACTTGCTACCTCGTCTGGTGCGTACTCGCTCAAGCGTAAGTACGACGCCAACATCCTGCAAGCTATCTCCGATGGCGCTGGCCTTGCTGGTGCTGATGACGCTTCGCTTTCGGGTGGCCTGACCACCACCAATACTTCTCTCGGTACGGCTGCTGCCCCGATTGATGTTGCGGGTACGAAAGACAACGCAATTAACCTGATGCTCACGATGGCACGTGTTCTGGATGATCAGAGCGTTCCGGAAGAGAATCGCTGGTTTGTTGCTCCTCCGGCATTCTATGAGAACCTGTTTGGCGCAGGTGCTAAGTTTGCCGAAGTTCAAGTAACTGGTGACGGCACTTCACCGCTGCGTAACGGCCTCGTTATGCAGGGCAACATTGCTGGCTTTGCTTGTTACAAGTCTACTGCTCTAAACTCGACCGGTGGTACCGATCAGGTTACTATGAGTGGTTTGGCAACTGACGGCACCGAGAATCTCGTTCTCGGCGGACATATGTCCTCAACTGCAACTGCTTCGCACATTGCGAAGACTGAAGTTGTGCGTTCGACTGAAACCTTTAGCGATATCATTCGTGGACTGCATGTCTTCGGTCGGAAAGTTCTCCGTCCGGAAGCCATCGTTCGCGGCGTTATCGACTTTGCGTAAGGGAGGCTAACTAATGGCTACGTTTACTATTACTGGTATTGGTTCCAGCGGCTATGCTGGCGACCTTCCTAACGCTAAAGTTTACCGTCAAGTTGTAGACTTTACCAAGTTCACCGTCGCTTCTGGCGACATCGTTGAAGTCTTTTCTCTTCCGGCTGGCACAATGGTGCTGGGTGCCGGTTACGAGATTCTGACTGCTGGTTCCGGATCGGGTACTCTCGCTCTCGGTGACCAGAGCGATGTTGATCGTTTTGTCGATGAAGTTGCTCAAACTGGTGCGGGTCAGAAGACTCCGCTGGTTGCTGCAATGCCGCATTTTTATGCGTCCGCAGATACCATTGATCTCACTGTTGCATCTGACACAGTGAATTCTAAAGTCAATGTGTGGTGCATCATTGCAGACTGTAACAACGTCGAAGATGATCAGAAGGTGACCATCTCCTAACCAACCTGTCAGGGGGGCCACGTGCCCCCTTGACACTCTTTTAATTACATGATAAAAGCAGGAATCCCTTGCCGGGATAAACCCCATAGGAGCATTCCTGATGAACTACATAACCAGTAACATCCCGTATTTTAAAACTTGGGTGCGAAGAGAATACACCACTAATCACGACAGATATCACGGTGAATTTTTACATGCGATGGCGATAGGAGTTACGACTCTGCCGATGCGTACTCTATCCTTCCAAGTTTTATTCACGGGATGCGACGAAGAAGAAAATGTCCACGGGGGTGCTATGTGGGCGCGTATGCCGCTCACAGCCCTCGTAGGCGACACTCCCTTCGATGAGTGGCCCGAGCCGATGCCGACGTACCTAGCCCAACCGTGGGACTGTCAATCACATCACCACTCGGTCTTCGTACTCAACAGAGGCACACCCTGTCCGTGGTTGGCAAAGATAGACGGTGAGTTTTACCCAGCAAAGTATTACTTCACCGTAGACTACACGGATACAGAGGTAGCAGACGATCCGGCACAACACAAACAGAGTCACGTACTCGAACTGTTAGATGCTGGTAAGTGGACAGGCAACATGGTTGCCCTTCCCAACAACCGAGTCAGGGTAACCAACCCTGCATGGTTCGTAACGGGCGACGGCCCACCGGACTTCGCTCCTAGTCAGTGGGTCCACCATTCAAAGCAAGACCCGAACTACGTCAGTGATACGGCACGGGTATTCGACAACCTCTACGCGGAGAGCGATTATGAAGAAGAAGATGATGAAGAGTAAGGGCATGGCCCGTGGCGGTGGCGCTAAGAAAAAGATGAAAAACGGCGGCAGGGCTATGAAAGCTAAAGGCATGGCAAAGGGCGGTAAACGCGGCGGTGCTAAGATGAAGATGAAGAATGGCGGCAAGGCCATGAAGGCCAAAGGCATGAAGCGTGGCGGTAGGATGAAAGCCAAAGGCATGAAGCGTGGCGGTAAGGCAAAACGCTAATGGCACGTCGTGGATTATATGCCAACATCGCAGCCAAGAAACGTCGCATCAAAGCCGGTAGCGGTGAGAAGATGCGTAAGCCGGGTAGCAAAGGCGCACCAACAAAAGGCAACTTTAAGCGTGCTGCACAGACCGCAAGGAAACGCTAGTGGCACGTAAAGCCGACAATATGCCAGCCCGTAACAAGAAGAACTTTCGTCCTACCAAGAAGGGCGCGGGTATGACTGAAGCTGGGGTAAAGGCTTATCGCAAGAAAAACCCCGGTTCTAAACTGAAGACTGCAGTTACTGGCAAAGTCAAGCCCGGAAGCAAAGACGCAAAGCGGCGAAAGTCATTTTGTGCGCGTTCTGCTGGACAGATGAAGAAGTTTCCGAAAGCTGCAAAGAATCCGAATAGCCGCCTTAGACAGGCGCGGAAGAGGTGGAAATGCTAACTGCGCTGATCGGCCCGATAGCCAACTTAGCTGGTACATGGCTAGAAGGTAAGGTCGAAAAAACAAAGGCCGAGACGGGGGCCAGAGTCGCACGAGCGAAAGCTGAAGCGACCATCATGGAAAAGAAAGCTACAGGGGAACTCGAATGGGACTTAGAAATGGCACGCGGAAGCCAGTCATCGTGGAAAGACGAGTGGCTGGTTATTTTGTTTTCAGTGCCATTGATCCTTGCATTCATTCCGGGCATGGAGGGCGTAGTATCTAATGGATTCGCACAACTCGAAGCTATGCCGCAATGGTATCAATATTCTTTGGG